ACCAGCAATCGTTACTGCACCACTTTCAACTGAAACCATTAAATCGTTAGATGTTCCACTATGTGCAAGTGCAGTAGTAGCAACAAGTGTACCAAATGCAGTATTAATAGTGTCATCACTAGACATTGCAATACCACCTAATTGCCATGCAACTGTTCCTGTGTTTGTTCCTGTAACTGTCCAGAAAGGTTGAAAGGTAACTGTTCCCTCGTTCCATGACTTTGGAAATGCAATAGAAAATTGTGCAAACTCGTCTGCTCCTGTTGCAAAGTCTAAAACTTTTAAATCTGGTCTTAATGCTGTTGTTTCAACTTGAGTTAAATCACTACAAGGGTTAGTTGTACTTGGGTACATAGCTCCTGCTGGAATCCATATTGTTTCTTTTCCAGCAACTTTAACTTGAACATCATCTTGTGTAATAACTCCAGCTACATTCAAATTACCACCAGAACTTAGTGTCATCTTTGCAGTTGCAGAAGCAGCTGCAGTTTCACTAACACCAGTTGTAAATACAAGTTTGGTTGGGTTAGCACTTGACGTAAATGTTCCTTCAGCAATTGCGTGAATACCAGCAGCGACTGTTGCTGCATCTGTACCACTTGAATCACCAGCTGCAAACTCAAGTGATGCAATCACTTCATCAGCAACAATTTCGTTTTCTTCAGATTTTAATTGGAATACAATAGGTAATTCATCTCCAGTAGCAGTATGTGTTAAAGTAAGTCCTACGTTATGTACATGATTAAGCTGAATTTCTTGACTTCCACCAAATTTTAAAGTTGCACCATCATCAGAAATATTTATCTCCGGCGTATCTAGGTTTATTCTTGAAGTAGCGTTCATGTCAATAGTTGGCCCATTAATTACAAGTATGGTTGAACTATATCCATTTATGTTATTAGCAGCAGCATTGAATTGAATCATATTATCACTATTTAATAGTAATCCTGTGTCATGCACATGAGTTAAAGTAACATCTGAATCGGCACCAAAAGCCAAAACCACACCATCATCTTCTAAATCTACAATTGGTGCATCTAATTTAACTGAAGTACTACCAGAAATTTCAGTATTTGCAGATGATACAATAATGGTGTTATCAGAGACAACACTTAAATGTCCATCCTGTACTTGATGAATATAAGATGCACTATCTCCGAATTGAAGTTTTCTTGATGAATTTAATAGTATACCTGTGTCTGCAACATGAGTTAATGTTGTATCGTTATCATCTCCAAGACCAATTACAGCACCATCTGCCAAGAATAAATCAGAAAATTGTAATGAAGTTGTACCTAACGCAGCACCATCTTGTGCATCTGGAAGAAAAGCAGTACTTGCAATTATGGATGAACTAATTAGTGATGTTGATCCTGTAATTGTTCCACTAATAGTAATATCACCAGAGTTTGATAAAACTACATCACCACTACTATCTGGTAATGTTATTGTTCTAGCTGCAGTAGGATCAACGACAGTAAGAGTAGTTTGATAAGCATCATTAGTTGCACCTTCAAAAACAATAGTTCCATCTTCTAGAAGATTTATAATATTAGTGCTTAATGATGTAGATGTTAGAGCAGTAATTACTATTGTTCCAACTTCTAAACCAGTCACATCTGCCTGTAGTTTATTGAATTCTTGCCTAAACTGTTCTAAAGTATTTGAAGATTCCACTTGATTTGCTGTAATGGCCATTAATTTCTATCCAATAAAGTTTTTAACATATCTTTAATTTCATGTATTTCACACTTTAAAGTATTTATCTCTCTTGTTGCTCCACGAATCTCATCTCTTTGTCGTTGTGCTTCTTCAGCTCTACGTTTTGCTATTTCATATGCACCACGATTACGATTAATAATTGCACCAGATTTAGTATCTCTAACTAAATCATTTTTTCCCTCGACTTGTAAATACTCAACCATATTATAATGCCAATGCTATTGCTCGTAAGTCTTTTAATATTGGTGGTTGAGCTGCATTAGTTCCTTTCATCACAATTTTAATTGCAAATTGAGCAAATTCTGGAAGTGGTGTTCCTATACCATCATCAGTAACACCAGCAGTATAAACATATTGTTGAAAGTCTGTAGTTGCTAATGATTTTGCAACAGTATTATCTGGAGAACCATCTGTGTTAAAGTACACATAACCCAATTCATCAAAATCATCTGATGAATCAGAACGTAATGTCTTAAATAAAACTTCTACTTCAGAAGTTCCTTGAATATTACCAGCAAAAAAAACTTTTAGTGCAGTAGCAGGATTTTCTAATGCAATCTTTTTAGTAATATAGATAGCTGCGTTATTATCACCATCTGGTTCAGTTGATGCATTATAATTTAAGTATACATCATCAGAACTGTTAATACTATTCAGATTGTTGCCAACTAAAATCATTGACATTAATTGAGTATCAATTACTGGTGATATATTTCGATTAAGAGTTGATAAAGTAATAGGCATGATTAATGATTTTGCGCCAGCTAATTCATTGGTTTCATTAATTTTAGAACAAACAATTCTTGTGGTATCTAAATTATTATTTTCATTTAAATCAAATAAAGTTGAAATTGTGTCTGTTGTAAAAGAAGCTTCAGTACCACTAGGACTTGTTCCACTTGTAGTTCTAATTCTAGGTATTATTTTAGTATTTGGAAATTCTTTTGCTGCAATTTGAGTTTTAAATGTTTCAAATCTATAATTTTCTGTGGCATATACATTTGTTCCACCACTATCGATTACTGTAGACGTACCTGTAATAGTAGGAGCGGTTGTAAGTAGTATAGTATAACTATCTACTTCTATATTTGCAATTAAAATATGTGTTTTGTTTATTTCTGTAAGAGGTGTATTATTCAACTGATATAATTCAATAGTTGTGCCACTAGAATGTGATGCTGAAATTGTATTATCAAATCCTCTAAAATTTGAAGTAAACGTAGAACCTGATAATGTACCTCTAATAATCTCATTACCAATCTTAATAAACATTTGGTCTATTCCATTTATTGCCAAATTACTAGCAACAAAACCAGTTGGACTTGTTAATACTATATTAGTAGCATCAATTCCACCACCAATTCCAGCTGACAATGTGGTTGTTATTCCAGAAACTACACCATTAATGGTTACATTATTAGAAGTAGAATACATACCATGTGTTCTGTGATATACTCTCATAATTGTTGAACCATCTGTAAGTCTAATAGGATTTGTTAAAAGTCTTTTGCCAAATACAGAAGTTATTCCATCTTTTTCTACTGAATGGTTATAACCAGTATCCCTATTAAGCAATGTTACATTTCCAACATTAGTACTAAAATTGCATTTATATAATGTGAATTTTAAATCTTGTGATTGTACTGGAAGCCAAGCTGAAGAATTTTGTGATTTATATAACACTCCATTAGAAGGATTAGATGAGACTACTCTATTTGCATCGCCAACATCAACCCAACCTAATTCTGAAATCCATATTCTATAATCCAAACTTTGTGTTCCGACAACAATACAATATTCTATTCCTTGTAGTACATAAACTGGAGAGTCAAAAACAAATGTGGTTGGTACTGCGGCTGTTGTTGGATCTATATTGATATTTTCTGGTTCTAAGACTTTTCTACCAAAAGGTAAAATATTTTTGCCTGGGATTCCATTCCTAACATCTCTTATTTCTACATATGCTGGTATGTTTATATCTTTTTCTGCAAAAAATAAATCTATTTGAGGAATAAACACCCCACCCTCATCACTTATTGTAAATGTTTGCGAAAGTGGGTTCATTATAACTCTCCTACTTTATATTCTATTCCTTGTCTTGATAAATCATTTGACATACTTTAACTCGCCTTTTTTAATTTTAATTTATACTGCCCATGAACAGTATATGTATGATTATTACAATGAACATCATATCTATCATCTTGTGTTACAATACTAACTGTTGGCACTAAAGAATTTATAAATTCTGTGGATGTTACTTCTATATTATTGATATAATCACCTACTATTACATCTTCAGTTTTTCTCCATTCGCCGTTTACTAACAATGGATGATCATTTGTTATTTTTAGTTCATTATTAATAATATAATATCCACTTCTCATATGTTTATGTTGTACTTCGGTTACATAAGTTGAACCTATCATATCACCAACTTTAACATTTGTAACAAAAGAAAGTACCCCATTAATAATAACTTTCATATCTTCAAGAATCATCATTATCTCCATCATCATCAGTATCATCACCAGTATCAGAACCTCCAGCATCATCACTATCTCCATCATTACCAGACTGCCCAGTTCCAGTTCCACCTCCAACATCAGATGCTGCTTGATCATCAGAAAATCCACCAACTCCTGTTACGCCTGAACTAGTAGGGCCATCATCACCAGAATATGTTGGTGCTACTTGTGCATATGCTATTATTTGATCGGTTTGTACACCTCCACCATAAACTACTGTAGATGATGAAACACTATCATAAACTACTTCTGCGTTTCTTGTAGATACTATAGTTATTTCCTCTGTATTAATAGTACCTACTGCTTCATAAAGTGTACTTCCTGCAGATGTAGCATCACTTCTTTGGCCAGCAACACCAGCACGTTGATTTATATCACTTGTAGTAAGTTTAAATTGAATTTTTCCAGTTGCAAATTTTGGTACATTTTTCTGGCCAGGAGCAGTATAGTCTGGAATTTCAAAATAACCTTCGATTTTACCAGCTCCAGATGCAATCAAAGGACTACCAGCAATTATAGTTTCATCTGAAGTGTATGCACTTGATAATGGCGTTGCATATCTATTCATATCTACTTCATTAAAGAAAACCCATAATCTTGCGTTAGGTAAGAATCCTTCACCAGTAAATTTAATACTTCCATCAACTCGTTCACTACCATCTGGTAGTGGCCCGACACCAGTTCTAGGTCGGCAATATGGTATATAACTATGATAAATTGTTTTATTTTGCACAGTTTCTATATCTGCTGCAACAATATTAAAAGAAGTACCTGTTCTTGATGAATCAGTTCTATTTTCGCTTGTTATTGTTCTTTTTATAGTATTACCAGATGCATCTACAAAAGTGTTTTCGGATAATACTTTGGTTGTATCAACGCCAGACCAAATTACTTCATATTCATTCCAATATGTTCCAGAAGTTAAACCATCCTTCTCTGCTAAAAGAGTATCATAATTACCATCATTTACAAGAACATCTGGAGCAACAGCTGTTTCATACCAATTATCTCCAGCTGGAGATAAAGTTATACGACCTACCCATTGAGATAATAGATAAGGTTGAAGATTTTCAACTCTAGTTGCATAGTCTTGTATAATCACAGGAACTATTTGATAAGGTAGCGTTATTAAATCACCAGTTTTTGTATAACCAGCTGCAGATCTTTCTGCATTTGTAGTAACATTTTCAGCAAGTGATATATGTTTAAAGACAGCCATTGGTCTTAGTTCTTGTTTTAATTGATCTACTGCAATTCTATAATCCTTATTTAAAGCATCACCAACTTTATGTCCTGTAAAATTATCTACAACAAAACCAGACTTAAAACGATTAAGTCCATTTTGATCTTGTATTTCAAAAGATTCTGCTGATCTTTCTAATAAAGAAAGTGCTGTAAGATTTTCAACAGTCTCAATTCTATCATGCAGTTTTCCTATATCCCTCATAGTAAATCTTTGAGTTTTATATCTTGTAATATTTACATCTTTTGGAGAAAAAGTATATGCTGGTAAGAAAAATGTTGCAAGTTTAAGTGAAGCATCTAAATCTTTTGGTTGTTGTGGAACTTCAGATGAAGTTCCACTAATAAATTTAAAAGAACCAGTTTCGGTTAAATATAAATTTGTAAATCTAGGAAGATAAAATTCAAAGTCAGCTTGAATGCTACTTGCTGGTTTAGGGGTGTCAACAGTTGATCCTCCAGTTCCAGAAAATTCTCTTGAATTAAAATCAAATGAATTTCCTGTTATTATATCTATAGATGTTACAGTAGCAGTTGTACCAATAGTATCTTTTACTTTTGGTCTGAAATCAAAACAATCTCTTAACTCAAATTCTCCTGTTGGTTGTGGTTCATCTGGATCAACTTTTGTAGCAGTATAATTTGGAACATTATCATATTCCATTTGTCCAGCACTAGCTGTATATGAGTCTACTGTAAATGCATCACCAGTACCATGAGAAAAATAATCATAGACTATAAGAAGTCTACCACGAGGAACAGGGGCACTTTTTTTTCTTACAATTCTTGCAATATCATAAAAGTTGTCTCTCTGCCCAGTATCTAGTACAAAATTACTGGTTACAACTTTAGACCCTGCTGTGAGTGTTCCTACAGTCGCCGTTGCACCACTAAATGTACCAGTTATTTTTTCGCCAGAAATAAAATCTGTTGAACCAATTCCATCTCTTAGAATATATTGTATAGGAGAAACAGTTGAAAGAATTCTTGCAATTGCGCCAGTAGATGCACCAGTTATTTTCTCTCCTCTAACGAAAGTTCCAATAGAATTACTTGTAGTAAATTGAGGTATAACAGCTGATGTGGCATCATCAACTTCTGTGTCAAATACGGCTAACACTTTATATACATCTCCACGACCCAAAGAAATATCTACGTCTGTTGATCTTGTTCCATATGCACCATCAGAATTAGATGATAAAACTTCAAGTTTTTTACAAAGATTTGTTGTCTTTGATTTTGAAGTAACAGATGTTCTTAATACTGTTGCATAAAGTTTTACTGTTGCTGCAGACCCTAATAAAGTATTATCTGTAATTGTTAAAGCTCCAGTTCCAGTTCCACCAACTTTGGAGGCATCTAATGATATTAATTCTCCAGCTGAAGCATTACCGCCACCAGCATCAATAACACTCATTTGGTAATCAATTGTTGAAAATCCAACAAAAGTTTCATTTGTTCCAGCAGAAAATGTAACCACTCCAGATGCGTTTGATGCTCCTATAAAATTTCGTCTTATCGTATATTGTGTGTCGGTTACACCAGAATTTATTGCTGTTTTTAATGTTTTAATTGTATTTTTAGGTAATTTAAATATTGCAATATTTTTTTCTGGACTTTTAAGTTTAGCTACTATAGGAGTTTCTAATTCCATAGAATTTTTTACACCACTAGATGTATCAGTTTCAGTTTCTAATAAAACTCTGTTTTCAGCTGATTCATTATCAGAAAGAGTAGCATCATCAATTGAGAAAAGTCCAGCAGTTTCACTACCATCTAATACAATATCAGCAGTAAAATTTTGATCATTAGAACTTCCAGACATATATAATGAACGAAAATCTTTAAATGCAAATGTTTTAATAGTTCCAGTTCCAGTTGCAGCAGTTCCATCTATAAGGATATCAGTTGAACCATCTCCACCAGCAATTTCAATTAATTTTCCAGTTAAATTAGAGTCAGATGCAATAAGTTTTTCACCAATTCTAAATCTACCAATTACAGTTGTTAGAACTAATTGTGTTCCGAATGTTAAATCTCCCCACACAAATCCAGTCGCACCAGAATCATTTCCAGTTATTTTTACTCCGTTGGCATGACTTGCAGTTAAAGTTGGAAATGGATCTCCATTTAAACTTATATATGTAAATGGCCTAATATCAAAAAGATAAAGTCTTGATACTGCACTTGCGTCACCATGAACCCCATTTAAATGTTCAATTGAACGAGCTCTTGCAACACCAATTTGTGTTCCATTTGGTAGTCCTCTTGTATTGTTTTCTGAATCATATAATCCTACTGTTTTGTATGGAATTGTCTCACCAATTATATTACCAATATCTGGTAAACCAAATTGATTAGTAATATTTACAAAATTGCCTATTTCAAAAGTTGAAATACCAGCATTAATAGAATTAAAATCTCTAGATTTAGATAGATCTAAAGATGTAGGTGCAATTTTGGCAACTTCATAACCTTTAACATATGCTTTTCCTGTTGATATTTGAACAGAAAGTAAAGATTCGTTTGCTTCAGAGTTTTGAGATGTTGTTGCTCCAGAACCATAAACACCTTTATTTGTTTTACCTTTATAATCATTGTCTACTGATTCACGAATTTCAAATTGAAAAGGTGTTACAGTATAATCTCCAGATTCATCATATGTTCTTCGTGCAAGAGCATCACCAATAATATTATAGTCACTACTCCTTGACATCATTTCTACAACGCCATTATTAATTCTCATAATTTCAACAAAATTTGAATCAATAATTGAGTTATATGGTCTACTAACCATTTTGATAGATATTTTTAATCTATGAGCACCTTTAGCTGCATAGTTGTTTGAACCAGTTGCATTATCAGTCAGAGTTGCATCTTCTTCTGGTGTTACTAAAGTTTCTTGAATTAAAAAACCAATACGCTTTGACTCGGTATTACTATTAGCACTCAATACTAGAGTTGATTCTTGACATCTTACAAATTGTCCACGAATAAAATAAACACCTTCTTCCAGTAGAACAGCAGAACCCCTTCTACTATTAAATCCTTTATCTGAAATTTGACAACATGCAACTCCAACACTATAACTTGTGGTATGTGTAATAATTGTACTAGCAGTTATATTTTCATTTTTTAAAAATGTTTTTCGTTTGTTGTCTGTACCCACACCAATAAACTGAACATAAAGATTTGGATATCCTTGTTTATCTTGAAAAGCTGGCTTGGAATTTATAACTTTTGCCTTGACACCAGAAGTAGAACCAGTTAATATAACTGGTGTTGTTTTGTTTACGAATTGTTCCAGATTGACATTTTCTCCATTGAATGTTGGTGCAAGTCGTACAGCCCAATAACTATCGGTATAAGACATCTGGCCAGGAATAACAACACTTCCTTCTTTAAACATGTGTTTACCATGAATTGAAATCTGGTCTTGAAGAATAGATTGGAGAGTTGTTAATTCTCTTGCCTGAACTGCGAAGCCCGGCCGAAATAAAACTCTATTGAAATTGTCTTTTATATCAAAATCGTCATAGTAAGGTGATACGTTTAGATTTGTAAGCTGTGCCATATTTAAAACTCAATTATAATTTTTATGTCTTCTGTTTGGTCAGAAGCTCGTTGAATAGGTTTTCTGTTTTCCAAGTAAATTATATCTCCACTATATTCTTGAAGTTCTGGATTTGCATATCCAGCTGTTAATGTAAGTGTGTTACTGTTCGCAAGCGTAACTGCTTCTGAAGCAGTTCCACTAGTAGTTCCAGTTGCACCAGAGGTTGAACCAGTTATTTGATTTGTACCACTAAATGCAATATAGTTTCCTGTAGTTGCATTAGTACCGAAACCTTTGAAGCTTTCTTGTTGGTAATAAAGTAAATTTAAAGTACTATCCCATTCCAGAACTTTACCAACAGCACCAGTTGATACCTGTGTAATTACTTCGTCAGCTACAAATATTCCACTATTCGTATTTAATTTTGTAACATAAGTTTGTCTTGCAGTTGATGCTGTTGCAACAGTTGTAGTTCCATAAGTTGTTGGATCAACAATTAAACCTATTGAACGAAAATCGTTTCCAGTTGTAAAGTCATCTCCCTCTGCTTGTGTAAATGATGTTGAAATCATAATATAATGAGCGCCAAGTTCAGTAATTACATTTGCACCATGTCCATCATCTGGACTGATAATTACATCTATTGCACCACTAGAACCAGAACCTATATTAGTTGCTGATGACAATGAAGCATCAGAGAATATATAATCAGAACCTAAATTTACATATCCAAATGTATATCCAAAACCAGCTACATGGACTGTTGTGTCTGTTCCAGCAGTTAAACCGAAAGAAACGATTGATCCTCCAGATATTGTAAGTCTTAGTATTGCCCCAGAAGATGTTCCAGCATTTGACCCATCTCCATAAACAGCAGTATAATAAGTTCCATCTGTATAACCAGCACCACTTGATACTACAACACTTTCAATCGCACCATCAACGGCTGCAGCTGCAACTGTTGAATTTGAAGTTACTGGAATAAAATCTATTGTTCCGTGCTTTACAAAGTCTGATGCAGTCATTGTCATCATATATTTAAGAACATAACCACCAGCCTCAAAAGGTTCTGTTGAAGTTGATGTAGGTTCTGCACCATTATATACACTTCCACCATTATTATCAATCACTTTATAAAGTCTATATTCAGAAGTTAAAAAGAAGAAAGATGAGTCATAAAGATTTGAAGCACCAGATGTAGAAGTATTTAATGATGAATAATTATGTTTATACATATCATAGACTGTACCATTCACCCAGTTTCTACGAGGAACAGCATATTTAATATCTGTTGATGCTACTTTTTTTGCACCCAACATAGCATCCCATGTACGAAATTCTTGTTGTGGACTGTCGCCTGGAGTTGGGGGAGAAGCATCTGTACCACCAGTTGTTGTTGAGGAGAAAGCAGTTGCTTTTCCTAAAAACATATAACAAGTATTTGTAGGAGTCCCTGTGAACGATTCAAAAAACTTATTCGCATTATATTGTCTAAATTTTTCTGTAATGATTGCTGACATTTTTTACACCTTTATCTTATTTATACAAATAGTTTTAGTAGGTTATACATCTTATACCTTCTAAATCTAAATTATCTTTATTTTTCTTTCTAGTAAGAAACCAAAAGTTTTTCACCATTTTTTTTATGCACTTCTAACCAATATTTCAGCTGAACGTACATGACCCTTTGTAATAACATTCGTACTATTTAGTGTGTAATTACTTAGAGGTATATGACCTTTAGATGAAAATGAATTATTTCCTTCTAAAATAACCACCTTTGGATTTCTTATCCAATAAAATTCTTCTGTAACTAAACCCTCTCCTGTACCAATTATAGATCCATCAATTACATTTTCAATTGCATCTATAATAACAATACCTTCTTCATCTTCATCACCTTCTAATCTAATATTAACTTGCTCTAAAGGATTGATTGCATCTTCAACCGAAACATTACCTATAACTAAACCACCGCCAGATTCAACTTGAATTTCAACTTTTCTAATATTAGAATAGGTTGAAAAATTTTCTACAATTACACTTCCAGATTGTTCTAAAGTAAAACGATTTCTTTTTGTAGTTTCTAGTGCAAGATGTTCATCAGATTCTGAAATTATATTACCAGAAATCTCTATAGAAATGTTATCTTCTTCTTCGCCCCCACCCCAAGTCAAATTATCAACTGTTTCATTCAAATTAATTCTGTCCACTCTACGAATATTTTGAAACGTAAATGTTCCTATATTATCCAATGTAATAGTTTCATCATTATGATTTGAATCAAGAATAATTTTATCAGCAATGTCTACTCTAAATCCTAAAGGAAATGCATACACACCAGCCTCACATAATACCCTTCCACCAAGTTCTACAAGAACATTGTCTCCAGTATTAGTTACTAGAAACGTAGACCCCTCATCAAAGGGTAGTTGTCCATCTGCAATAACATTGTCTGTTAAATTACCACTTCCACTTTCGAGTGAAATTCCACCTTTACCATTTGTAGTTCCAAAAGGTGTATCTGCAAGATAAAGAAGAATATTATTTTCATACATAGGTAGTGGGCTCGACACAACTGCAACAGTTTTTTCTGTCACAAGGGCCCTATCCATCTTATCAGAAGTTGCGTGTGAGTTTTCTGACATTATTCTACCACCACCATCACCTGTTCCAAAAGTTATATCATCAGTAGAGGTTTCTGTATTAGTTTCCCAAAGTAAAGATTCTCCTGTTATATTAAAACCATCTTCAAGTAAAATACCACCACCAGAATTTACTACAATATTATCTCCAGAATTAGCAGATGTATCTTGGCCAATAGAAATACTACCCAAAGACAACTCTGAAACTAAAATATCATCTTCATATATTATACTCTCACCAGTACTCCAAGCTACTCTTAATATTGGTTCATCAATAAAAGAAACTGGTTGTTCAAACGTCACACTCAACCAAATAGTATCATTTGAATAAGTGCTAAGATAGTGGCCATCAGAATTACTTGAAACGAAATTGGTGATGGGCCCCATTCCTGTTGCACCATAAGACAATGGATTATTTGTATTATCTATCTGTGATGTATAACTATCATCAGTAAAAGGATTGCCGGTGAAATAATTGCTAATTACCGAATTAGACATTTTTAATGAACCATCAGTTGAAATTCCAGTATTTTTATTTGCATCAACAATAGAAAGAATAGTAGGGTCTTTTACTGTCATAGAAACTTTTTCGTCAGTAAAGTGTCCTCTATCAGAGTCAAACCACTGACCAAATCCACTATATGCTTGCCAATTGTAAATATGATGCATTAACCAAGTAACTTGTGGAGAACCATATGATTCGCTTATTATTTGTAAATCATCTTCAGTTGTTATTATAGATGAAATGTTAGATTGAGCTCTTAAATAAGTATTCTCAGCTATTGTAATTGGTTGACTTAGGACAACTTTAGCATCAGTAGTGCCTTGTTCTATAACATTAATAATTGTTACACTTGCATCTGGTGATGACTTTGAAATATTATTACCATTTATATCAAACATTAAATCTTCATTATCATAACCGCTATTAATAGATTCTTTATCTGTTTCTAAAACTTGCCCAGTCGAAACTGACTTGCCAGTGGGGGTATTTTTTATGTATAAATATGTTGATGCAGTTACGTCACCAGATACAATACTAAGATTGTCTGGGTCAAAATATCCACCAACTCTAAATCCTACAGAAATATCAGTTCCATTTGCAGTAACATATCTAGGATTATAAATTGTTCCTAAGCCACCAAGATGTCTTTGGTTAACTGTGCTGTTATTATTATTCGCTGACGCTAAAGCAAATCCATCCATAGAAATTTTATCATTACGCAACACACCATCTTCTTGTATAAATGAATTATTACGACTTCCAAGTGCAACTTGACCATCAGCAGTATTTGTGGTAGGAACTTGTAGTCTACTCTGGATAACTTGACTAAAAATTGTTTGAAGAACAGAACCAAGTATTGATGAGAACTTATCTCCAGATAATCCAGTATTAGTAATTCCAACAGCTGCAGACACTAGTGTTGCAAGTGTAACTTTACCGAATGGTTGGTAACCAGCAGGGTGAACTGCTTTCTTTAGTTCTTCAATATAACTACTAAGAGAATGTCCTATTTGAACTTCGTATGAATAATCTTGATAATAATAAGAGTCTTGTATACGAATTAAATCTTCACCAAGTTTACTATTAATATTAGAATAAGAACCCTTTTCAGTAAAAGTCACATCAGCAGCTGCTCCGCCAATAGCAATATTAGAAAGCATAATTGTTCCAGATGCGCCACCAGAATCCGTGATAGTAACATTATTTTTAGAAAAATCTATTGCTTCTTGATTAATGATATGTCCATCTACATCATCCAGAGAACTACTTGAAGCATTTAAAGTTAATTTTCCATTACCAGTTTCATCATCTAAAAGAAATTTATCACGAGCATCTGTACCACCTGTAGCAGAACTTCCAGTAAGTGAAGCACCAGTACTATCTGTTCTTTCTAAAATAAGAGCATCACCAGATTCTTCAGTAGCTAATTTTAAAACATTATTTCCCTCAATAAAAATAGATGTACCTATATTTCTTTCGTGATATCTGTTTAATTTTAGTTTATCACCAACATCTTCAAATATTCCGTCAATACTTTGTTCTTGATGTATATCTCCACTATCGTCTTCTAAGACAAGATGTTTACCCAAATGAACAGAATTACTATTGTTCCTACTAATTATGTTATCTATGCCAATTTCACAAATTACACTACCCCCAATATCATTCCCAATTTGAGAGGCAGTTTCTAGTATAACAACACCTTCTTCGTTAAAATTTAGTTCTTCTAATTTAATATTAGGAGATAATTCAAATTGTTCATTTATAATATGAGCAGGTGAATTGTTTGATGATGTTTCTAATGCTATAACATCTCCATCAGAGCGTTCAATAAATGTAGTGGAGTGAAGAATATTTTCTTGGTATAAAAAACCATCTGTTTCTGTTGTAAGATATCCAGCAGTAAAATCTGAAAAACTTGATCCCTCAGCAATAATTTTTGCATCAATATAAGGAGTAAAAACTTTTCCTTCTTCACTAACAATTTTGAAAGACACATCTTCTACTAATATGAGTGAAACATTTGGGCCTTCTTTAGTTGAGTCAAGTATAATACTTCCACCCTCATCAACCACAGTAGTTTCATAAGTTGGTGTGTATGCGATATTTCCCATACCAGAATGATTACTACAATAATAATTAAGTTCCCCAATATCATATGGAATAATAATTTGTAGAAATGCACCAGCTGTTCCAACATCAACTGATGCTGCAGAAGTTGTAACTCCACCAGTAAAACTTAAAGACACATTATTAAAACTACTAACTGGTTCACTAACAGTAAATGATGTTGGGGATATGATAGATGTAACAGTCAATGTTCCATCTGCATAATTTTTCCTATTATAATCTGCATCTAATAAAAAATTAAAAATATTTTCTAAATTTTGGCTTTGAGACCCAGCAAACACTTGTTGTGTTACAGTAACAACTTGTCCTACTTTAATTGTTCCTGTAACAGTTTCTAAATTAACAACTACATTTGGGGGTGAAACTTTTGATGTTTCATTTAAAATATATGACGGAACTAAATTAATTGATGAATTTTCTGTTGTTAAGAAATTAACACCATCTTCACTAACAATTTTAAACCTTGGCCCGTCAGCATTTTTAACTATTCCAGTTGCAACAACTTTTGATGTGAGTTCAAAACCACCATTATGGGTGCCATCAGAAGTTTCAGAAAATTTAAATGGATGACTTAATAATAAATCATTATTATAAAGTGTACTGTTAGATAAATCAAAATAATGTGTGTCACCAGAATATAAAGTTAAAACTGGTTGTGATACATCATTGATATAAAATATGTTTGCAGTATCGTCTGCATTTCTACCAACACGAACCTTATGGTAAAATGTTCGTGAAGGTGGAGTAAATATTCCAGTTCCATCTAATATAAAATCATCGCCTTCGCCATATGGTTCAAAGTCTTGTTCATCTTCTGCTAAAACACTAAATGGTGTAGACGTTAACATTCCTGTTTCAAGCTGAATACCCTCATTAAAAATTCCGTCTTGTTCTTGTTCAAATCTTATAACATTTTCAAAAGTTGTGTCAAGAATTTGAGTTGTACTATTCCAACCCTTAACTGTTCCAGTATGAGAAGTTAAATTGTTATTAACAACAAAAGTTCCAGATACATCTTTGACAACAAAGTGAGCTGTTCCTGTAACAGCTGGTGGATTATCTTTGTCATAATCAAAGCCTGGGTCTGCAATCTTTAAAGATTTAACTGAACCAATATCTGTAGTAGTTGCAGCAAGTTTTGCACCAGTTCCAGAAAGAGAAGTTACAGTTACAGTAGGTAATTCTATATAACCACTATTTTGATTTACAAAGATTTTTTGTATTGTTCCTGCCTCTGCTGGAACACTAAGATTGTTAAATGTTTCATATTCTAAAACAAATTTTTTATCTAATACATCATAAGTATCTGATTTTTCTATAACTGTGTTTGTTTTTATTTTATGATTAGTAAATGCACCAGAACCATCAATGCTATCAATAGATATATGTTCATTTTCAGTAGGAGAAAGACGTATAATATCTCCTAATGCAGGAGCAATAGTAAAGGTAATTTCACTTCCAGATGCAACCCAAGTTACTGTTCCATCTTTTGCAATAGCATCTATTTTTGTTTCGTTAATCTTAACTTGTAATGTATCAAATATATTAATACTATTATTTTCTTGATATAATAAACCATCTGTTTCTGTTGATATATTCTCAGCATTTGAACCATATTCTGCAGCAATAGTGGTAATAGGAAAAATTTTAGTTAATGAATCTCCAACAAATATTCTAGTTGTTGGTTGTTCTATTTGGATTGAAAATAGTTCTAGTGTATCGTTTGTAAATTCTTCTAAAAGTAATGCATCATCAGTTAAAGTAGAATCATCTAATGTTCCAGTTTCAAGTTGAACTCCACCACCAACCATAGATACAAAACCAGTAGCTGCATTTGCATTGAAATCTAAATTTGCAGTATTTGTGAAAGTAACTACGTCATCAACTTCATATAGAGAACCATCATCTTCAACAATCACTTTACTTACAGAACCAGTTTTAATACCATCAACAACTATTGATGCGTTTGAATTTCCAATAGGTTCAACTTCAACGACTTCTCCATCTGCATAAAGAAGTCCATTATTAAAAAGTTTAGTTGATGAAATTATTTCTTTTATTGTAAAGGAAACTATAATATTTTTACTAAATGAAAATCCAGTAATAATTTCTCCATCTATAAAAGTTCCAACTATATTATCAATTTCAAATTCAGTTACAGAATTAGCTCCTTGTGTCACAACCTGTGAATTAACTACAATTGCTTTTGCAAGAGAAGATTTCCCAGTAATGATTTCATTTATACATTCTAGTCCACTAGTTCCAATAAAAGGCACCACACGTATAATTGTTTTTTGTTTCCATGTAGCATCAGAAACCCTAAGCATATTAGTATTAGGATAAAATATTTCAGCTGTTTCACCAAGTAGAATACGCATAAAAAGTTTATGACCTTCAGACGTTCCTTTAGTAGTGTATAAATTTTTAATATTTTTAATTACATCTCTTTTATTAACACCATCTGCTAGAGTATTTGGAATTGAAACCATAAACTGATCACGCATATTGTCTAAGAAATCATAAAGAGTATTATCTACATCAGCGTACTCTAACATCTGTTGAATATTTTGAATTGGATTTCCACGATACTCATAAACGATTGCAGCTGCTTTTGATGTTTCACCAGTAATTGTTTCACCAGTTTGAAATAGTTGTTGTCCAGTAATATAAAGATAAGTATTTTTAGAATCTTCTACAAGAATTTTTGCAGTTGCTTTTGATGTTTTACCAGTAATTGTCTCACCAACAGTAAACATTCCAGTTGTACCATTTCCAGTTTCAGAAACAATTCTAGAGCGAGTTTGTTCATTTATGACGTATGTAGATATAGCATTTTCTGTTGCAATATAATTAATTACAACTCTTACAGTTAAACGACCAGCTTCTAAAAATTTAAAATAATCTCTAACAAAGTCTACGAATACTGGGTGGTCGGCCTGAACAAAGTCAGGCACTTGACCTTCAATAAGAGGAGATATTTTCGTTAGAAATTTTGATTTCTTGTCTGCCATTTTTTAATATCCAGAACTTGATGATGAAGAACTTGATGAAGAACTTGATGAAGAACTTGATGATGCTGTTGATACTGTAGTTGTAGGATTAGATGATGGGTTCGTTACTGTTGTTGTAGTTATTCCAGTATTAGTTGTTGTGGTAGAATAACCAACTCCAGTTGAAGTCGTTAAATCACCATTTGCCCGTATAGTTGTATTTAATATATCAATTTCAAGAATTTGATTTCTTACTGGACTTATATCATAAGAGTTTGGTATTGCCATTATACGAATTCGTCTTGAGAATTTATTATTAACACCAGCTACTCCAGTTATAATAATTTTATTAATATTAATCAAACCATTTATATAATCAACTACACCAACTGTGTTATTAATATATGTTTTTGTATTAGAGGATATATAATAAAGTCTAAGATTACCAAAACCATCATCATCAAAAAAATATTCAATGGTTGTTACATTATTTAAATAAAATCCAGTAGATGTAATAATACCACCAGCAGATGCATTGTGTCCAGAATGTGGATTATAAAATGTATTATTAAAATTTATTTTATAATCCGTTAAAGTTGATAATGAGGGTGTGATATATTTCGCCAATGTAACAGTTGCAACACTATTTAATATTGAATTATCTGTATTATCAATTAATCCCAATAATCTTGAGTGTCTAAATGGTGCATTAAATGTTTCTAAAAATGAATTAGAATATTTTGAAACTGTGTTATAAACTTTTGTTGATATTTCGTCATTAGTAGAATTTGTTATATTAGTATTAAATATTATATTAATATCAAGTATAAGACTTGTGATTTCTGCATCAACAATTACTGGAATTATAGATACAACCTTATAAGGAGTAAGTGCGGCTACTAAATTTGATTTTTGTAGAGAAGTTAAATTAACTCCAGTTGAAGATTTGATTGAAATAAAAACTTTACCATACTCTGGTGTCGAACTTACTCCAGTTGCCGGATCATAACTTCCATCTTCTCCACCCCAAACTGAAATAGCTTGTGTGTTCCTATATAATTTTCTTACAAACACTTCATAATCTTTTGTTGTAACTGCACGACCTTGAGATGCATAATCAAGTGGAGCATTTAATTTTATTGACTGAATACTTTCTGCTTCAGCACCACCAACTGCAGCTGACACAGTTGTAACAGTAATATTAGTAACACCATCTATTGAAGATGGTGAGGAAAAATTATTTGCTCCGTTTGATTCACCTTTATTTGTAACAACATATTCTAATTGAATTATGTTTCCATCAGAAACACTTTTACTTATAATTCCATCTCCAAAGTATACTTCAAATTTTCCAGCACTAATCTCTTGTATAAAATAAACATTAGAATTTCGAGTTACTTGAGTTATGTCTGTTGCTTGTTGAAAAAATCTAGTTGTTGCATCTGTTGTGGAATTTTGAACTTTAACAGTAAGAGTAGATGTATCTGCTCGTGGATCAGTAAGTATAAATTTCTGATCTATATCAGAAGTATCTACAATATATTTTGAAGTTATGTAAGTTCCCTCAAAAACAACAACATTATTAAAAGTAATATTACCTCCACTATTAACAGAGGTAGTATCTCGTACAGTTACAAACCGATAATTTGTTCCGTCAATAGTTGTTGAAAAAGAAGTACCAGCTGGCATTGTTTTATAATTTGCATCTGTTGATAATATGACATTTATTAATGCTCTTGGAGCTCTTGGAGAACTAACGTCATATCCTAAAGTTTTTGCATGAGATACCACACTAGAACGCAAGCTCGCACTATCTAAGAACATTTCATTAGCAACCATGTTAGCATTAAAAGCAAGATAGTGTGTATTATAAGCAAGAGTATCTAAAAGAATATTTAAACCAGAACCTTCAAAATCATAATCTTTAAATTGAGATTGTCCTTTAAAAAAAGTTTTTAAATTATTTTTAATATTATCAAAGTCAAGTTCTGTAACTCTAAGGTTTCTGTTGTTTACGGCCATTATCGTAATCTCTCTAAAAATAAGGTTAGTTCAACTAACTCTGTTGGTGTATTTACAACATAAAATTCTATACTAACTTCATATGCGTTTTTGTCTAAGTCTGGTGTAGTACGAACACCAACGAGTCGCACTCTTGGTTCAAAGTTAATAATCACATCTTCTATTTGTTTAGAAAGAATGACTGCTGTTACTGGAGTCATTAATTCAAATAACATACCTCTAACACCAGATGAAATTTCTGGATGAAAAGGTTTCTCGTAAGTATTTAGTAGGACAAGATTACGAACAGAACGCTTAACAGATTCTATATCTGTTAATATATTTACATCAGAACTATGAATTTTCTTAGTAAAGAATAAATCTAAGTCTGTATATTTTCTACTGCTCCTACCATTATTGTTGTTTGATTGAGCATCAAAGTTTTGTGGGTTAGGTGATACTGCAGCTGTAGCATCTGATAAAGTAACTGTCTTAGTTGTTTGTTGTGCTGTTGATTGTTTTAATGCTTGTGTTGGTGTTAAAACAATTGCTAAAGGTGGCGGCGGTGCAAAACCAGATAATCGGCGATTGAAAGCACTATCGCTAGTTTCACCATTTCCATCAGAATTTGTATCTGCACTATAAGGTGAAGTGGTTGAAGCACTTGAAGCACTGCTAGACAATATATAGAATTCTCCATAACTATCGATATTGCCGGATCCACCACTATCGCTAGCTCCACTATCTCCATCTCCCCCTGCTGGCCCATCATCTCCATAATTTGGAGTTATTGGAGATTCAGTATATGATCCTCCTTTGGTATAATAATCTTCTCCGCCAAAAAAACCACCATCTCCACCACTATCTCCTGGCCCATCATCACTATCGCCTTCATTATAATATGGACTTACTGGGGTTTTAACATATGTGCTTCCACCAGAACCTGTGGTAAAGAAATTTTCATAACTTTCTCCACCATCACTATCGCTAGCTCCACCATCTCCATCTCCATCTCCCCCTGCTGGCCCAGGATCAGCTGATGGAGAGCTTGGATCTACACCTGTAGATCCACTATATTGAATAGCAATATAATTACTAGAAGATGCAATCACACTTTGGTTAGAACTGACAGATGTTTCTTGTTCTGTTGATTCTTGATCGGATTGGGAAGACTCGGAAACATCATTATACTCAGCTGAGCCGCCATCAGCTGATGGTACTGCATAACCTATTCCTGAACCCATTACAAAATCACCTTTTTAAATAAGTTGTTTTTAGTTCTTCTGCCTCTAAGAACTGTACCTTTACCATAAAGATTAGTCAAATATTGCTTACCATCACTTAGTAAAGTTTTTGAATTATTAAAGGGCATTACCATATCTACAATCCATAGATTATTACCACCAGAAAAATCATGTCTATTTACCATTTTGTTACCTTTTTCATATTCTTCTGTAGCTTCATCACTCAACCAAGCCCAAGTCATAAACCCATCTGGGTGAGATTTCCCTTCCCAAATACGAAATTGTTGACATGCTATTGGTGGGATAATTAATTCAAATAAATCATTAACTCTATAAATATTGTGATGATCAGAATGACCCATTAACCAAACTATTTTACCCAAAGCATCACTATTAGAACGATTCTCATCACGAATATTTACTAGTCCTATATGTTCTCTAATATTTTTAGTAATATTATTCTGTGATTGAGTATAGTGTTGTACCATGTTAATGGACTCCTAATTTATCTTTTATTTATAACGATTAACCCTTAACTGATGGGTCTATTTTTTCTAAATAATTATATACAATTATAACAATATTAATATTATTTGGATTACCACCTTCAGTACTTTTTGGAATTAAACTTAAATTCTTTGGGGGTACTAAAGCAGGAATAATATTATTAACACCACTTCCTTTTAATTGACCTTCTTGAAAAATAAATTGATTATAATCTTTACCATTTGAAAGATATTCTCTAGCATTTATTTCAACTATAGAAGTTGGTATGTGTTTTAAATTTAAATCATTCCCTTTTTCAATTAATTTAAATCCTTCAATATCTATGTCTACACTAGATGGTAATGAAGAAGTATAAAATTCCTCTGTGATTTCAACTGTCCTACTAGTTCCTATATCAGCTGATATATAGTTTGAGTCAGTAGTATCAAGAATGTTGTATCTGACTGCAATATATAATGGTTTGCCTATTGGTAACTTTAAATTAGTTGATCCAGCGTTGGGCCCAAAATCTAAAGTTTTACCTTTAAGAACACTTGGAGAGTTTACAATTGCAAGATTATTCGGATTGAGTGGATTTGTTTTTTCCATTTTTGCTACTAAACCATCTCCACTTCCTATACCAGAACCAGCAGATTTTAATGTCCATTGAGCCCACATAATTTTTTTTATTTCAACTGGTTCATGTTTTAAAGGTAATATGTAAAATTCCCAATCTGAATTTCCATCAAGTGAAATTAAGCTTGGGCCCTTTCCCTTCTTGAATTTATCAGCAAGTCCACTCTTATACCTATCAAATTCTGATGCACTCCAAAAAACTTCTAACACACTTTTATATTTTCCAGCAATACCATCAGCAGATTTAGTTGATCTAACCTTTTCGCCATTTTCATTTGTAGTGACTGCATCTTTTGATGTAGTTGCTTTAATTGTCTTTCCAGTTGGTGTAAATATAGGTGTACTTTTAGTAGTAGAAGTAAATGAGTTTCCAGATTTTACAGCTTCAACTTTTGATTTAAGTTCTGTCTTTTTAGTTTCTACACTCAAATTTCTTATAACAATAGAAACTTCTTCTGTCTCTGCTGGAGCAGCTGCTTGTTTTGCAGCAATAGGTTTTTCTTTTATAAGTGATATTATATATTTTACTTTTAGTTCAGTATAACTAACTAAATTATTATCATTATCTATTTGTGTTGTTGTCAATGTTTTGCCAGATTGTTTGTAAGTTACATTTCCAAAAAAACTTGTACCAGCCCTCTTGCCTTGTAGTGATATAATTTCTTTTGGAGTTTCAGATATTGTAATTGAAGTGCCAGAACCTCTTTCTTCTTTTTCTTCTGTGGTTACACCAGTTCCACTATTACCAGCTGGTATTTCTAAATTGGGAACAAGGTCGCAAAGATTTCCACCACCACCTAGTTTTGTTGTTGCATCTGTAATAAGTTTATCTATAGATAGTCCTTTTTCTGTAAGCACATCACCAAAGTCTTTTTCAATTTCTGCAAGTTTAGAAGTAAATTCTGCAAAACCTTGTGCAGTTGTTTTATCCACATTATTAATAAGATTTGTTATTTCTGATTGAAAATTAACTGCTGGTAGTTTGGGAATATCTATTGCAAGTCCATCAAGTCCTGCTTTAACTTCATTCAATTTATTATTAAATGCAGCTGCAGCTTCTGATGCAACTGAATCTATTTTTAAATCAATTTCATTTATTAAATTTTCTATCTTAGATGAGGCATTATTAAGTGCTTCACTTGCACCACAAAGATTTGGGGTTTTAAAATCTGCCATTATTTATTCTCCAATTATATTAAAAATTAATTTAGTTAAAGTTATTTGTTTATTCTATATACCAAAAAGATCAACACGAGGCTCTGCATATGCAGAGTTTTGTTGCTGACGAATTGCAATTAACACATTTCTACCATCTATTGCAAGATTACTGCCAAACTTTTCTAATCTACCACTTCCAATTGAAGTTCTATTTTCTATATTTTCAACTAGTTCTCCAGTAGTTGCATCATAAACATATACAATACCTTTATTATATACAGTACGAGGTTCTTTTGATCTAGAAAGTAATTCTTCTTCTGTATCATATATTCCAACAATAGACGCTCTAAAATCAATACCATATTCATCAGGAGCGCTAACGATAATATATTTACCAGATATTGCAACTTTAAATCCAAAGAGCGCATTACGACTATCGTTAGGATTTGTTAATGTATGAAGTAGATTTCCAGTAATAGTGTCATAAACAAATACCTTACCAGAACCATTTCCGTAACGCCAGTCGGTTGAGTTCACGAGTGCCTGCCTAGAAGTCTTGTCAAAGACTTTCATTGCACGATAATCACCAACAACAAAATAATCATTTGAAATTGCTAATGCGTAACCATATTCACCATTTTCATGTTGTTCATCTTGGTTTATTGTATGCAATAGTTCGGTATCTGTCCAATCACCAGTTGTAGTTTTGTATATCTGTACATAATAACCTGTTTGTCTATTATTGCCCAGACTATTATTTGGGTTTGGAATCCTTAATCTAGTAATAATATAATTACTAGACATTTCAGCGGATATGAATCCACCTAATACTGATTCTGGTGGAGTTATTGTATGTACTAATGCTCCGCCTAGAGTAGAAAGTGAATCTGTAAATTGTTGATTTAAAATATAAGATAAATCTTCTGTAGTTTCTGCATAACCTAGAGTCGAAATTGTAACTGGTGGAACTGTCCAAGTTGTAGTGGCGCCACTGGCATTCTCACCTATAATGCCTATTTCAGCATTATCTGCATATTCCACTCCGTTTACAATAATAGTATTTCCTGTTTTATTAACTGCAACTGCTGTTGATGACGTTGTTGTTTGATTTTCAAATACACCTGATACATAAGTAGCAGCAGTATTTGTGCCTAGTGGTGTCGCATGTTGGTTTTGTAAAAGAAATATGCCAGTAAAAGTTATTGTTGTGCCAGGATTTGATGTAAATACACTAGAAGTGGTAAAATTTGTCACCATAGTTGGTACACCACTTGTACTTACATTAGTGGCTCCAGCATTTACAAGATTTGTGTCTATAGCGTCATATAATCCACTATAAGGAAGAGGCACATCTGATCGAGGAAGGTTTAAACCAATATTTGTACCAGATTGCGATAACTTAAATACAACAACAGGCTCGACATTGTTACCAGTCTGTGTAAGCCTAAAATTCGTTCCTGTCTGAACTGAACTTGTAACTGAATTAGATGTTACTGTAACTTCAATTCCATCTCCTGGCAATCCTGGCACTACATTAGAATAGATTCCTGCATAAATTTGACTATCGCTACTATTTCGAGGTATAGAATTTGTAATTGTTATAATTTGGGATGGTTCTGTTATTAAAAATTTACCATCTTCACTAACAATTTTAAAATTCTCTGTAGAAGCTTTCATAATATGTATTAAATCGCCTTGATAACTAGTGGCATTTAGTCCAAATCCGTTAGTAGTGGCAATAAAATAGTTACCAGATATTGAAAGATTTTTTCCAAAATTTTTGCTAATAGTTGGGTTTGGATTTTGTATTGTGTGGACTAATTTTCCAGTAGTAACATTATAGGAATATACTCTACCGACATCTGCACCAGCAGAAGTCTCCATTCTATAAGCATAAGTTATCTTTACTGCTGTAAAGTCTTGACCCTTCTGATTAAATTGTGGAACAGAGGAGGCCCCGCCGGGCCAACTATTTACTGATGGGCTGAATAAAATTTTTAGGATTTCAAATCCACCCCAATAGGAATTGAAGTAGTCTTGTCTGTAATAATAGTCTTCTCCAAAATTAAGATCAAACCAATCACCACTTGCACCATTTCTACCTTGAACTGATTGAATTACGGCTGGTCTTTGAGATTGAATAACACCATCATCAGTAACATAGGATGTCAGGGGGAAGCCCACAACACGAACACCTTGCCCATTAATCATCCATTGTTGTTTTCTCATATTAGTTAAAGGGCCCCTGTATTCTTCGTATTCTTCTTCAGTATAATAAAATTTTAATGTAGTCAATCTTTCCATAACAAGATCATTACGATTATAATTGACAAACCAATTTGAATCTTCAAAACTCTCAGCAATTATACCTACTACTGATTCACCATATTGTGGAATGCCGTGTGGAGAAATATCTTCAGCTGGAGCTCCGACAATAGCATTATTGCCAAATATTCCAACTGATAAACCGAAATCATCTCTCATAGCAGGTGTTAAGATTGTCAACGCCTCTTCTTCAATGAGTCTGGGAGGTAGTCCACTTCTTGTATTTTCTACATGCATAAAGAACGAGTTTCCATCAGCAAGATTATAATCGTTTGGATTTTGTATTGTGTGGACTAATTTTCCAGTAGTAACATTATAGATATATACAGTATCAGGTATAATGCTATCATAATTAAGAACTCCAGCATTAGCACCAATAATAACATAGTTACCAGAAATTTTTATAGATGAAGGATATCCAGTTAATTTTTCGCTTGTTCTTGGGTGTGACATATTAATACACCGACTGTGGTGTAGTTGATACACTTGATGTTGTGGTAGTTGTTGTTTCAGTAGAAGATGGTGTGGTAGTTGTTGATGTAGGTTTTTTAAAAGTATGACGTAACACAGCATTAACTCCAAGAACAGTATCAATATTTTGATCGATAAATCCAATTTCTACATTTACTTGAGTTGTCTCCTCGCCAGTTATTTCATCTATTACAACAAGATCACCCCATTCTATTACTTGAGAAACTCCAGAATCACCTACACTTATATCTGATGAACCGCTTGCAGCATGTCCACAAGTGGCTAAATCTCCAGCATTACAAACTGCAACACCTCCAATAAAAACTTTAAAAGAACCAGCAATCATAGTTGGTGCAGCATGAATTATTGGTGGTGCATGATTTGTAACTGAATCGCCATGAACTACTACTGCAGCTCCATTTGCAAATACTGTAGATTGTGATGCAATTAAAGCTCCTCCAGCAGAGTCTGTTCCATTTCTACATATACCTGCCATAAATTTCCCTAATTCAAGTTAATCGCTGTTGAACCATTTATATCAACAGTTGGTGCGGTAATATCAATAAGTGTGCCACCATTTATATCAACAGTAAGTGCAGTAACGTCAATAAGTGTTGTTGCATCCATATCAATTGATGTTTCAGATGCAATCGTCATAAGTGATGCAGACTTCATAAACAATGTTGTACCAGAACTTAGTGCCATTATACCAGAAGTACACGAAGCATAGATACTGTTGTTTGCATTTAGACGAATTGTTCCACCAGTTGTAATTGCAGTTATATCACTCTTTGCACTTAATATAAATTTTCCATTATTAATTCTTTGTTCATTACCCTCTGTGGTTACGTTGACATCTGCACCAATGCGACCTTTAACTGCTTCCGTAATATTAAATGAATGAGTTCCGTTTATTTCTTCTTCAAGATTTCCACCTATTTCTCCAGCACCAATCTTTGTTCTCATATTTTTATGTATCTTTTGTGTATAATTTCCCTCTACCTCTAAATGATAATTACCTTTTACAAGATGTCTAACATCTCCACCGATTGTGAGATTAACTGCACCACTTACATAGACGTTAGATCCACCAGCAATAATTTCATAGTTATCCCCAACAACTTTAACTGTCTTAGTTCCATCTGCAATTACTTCTTCATATGTTCCAGAAGTATGTTCTCGAAATGTTCTTTCTCCATTTGGTGTATCATCTACTTCTGTGATGTGTCCAGACTCAGATTCAAATACATGATTGTAAGGATACTTTCCAGAAACATAATCTCCATAGGTATCTGAATCTTCTAAATTAAAATCAATATCTTTTGGGTGTGGTTCATCAAACGTATTACGAGTTTCTTGAACTGCTTCGTCTGATACTGTAGAAAGATATGGTTGTGTTGCGATTGGTATTTCTGTTTGTCTGTTTTCTCGTCTTGCAATAAGTGAGTTATGACTTTCCGAATATTCGCCTTGTGCGAGTTTACTTGTATCAGACTCGCCAAAATCGTGTCCAGAGGAAAGTTGATATTCAATACCATCTACTGGATATGGGCCATATATTGGAGTACCAGCATACTCATCTTGAGTTGCAGTAGGGCCACGAGGATCACTAAAACCTTTTGTTGGGTCATGTTCTTTTGATGATATTCCAGGCAGACTACCCATAATTATAGGTTGTTGTTTTTCAACTGCATCTCGAAAGAAACCAATTACCCAACTACCTTCAACAAGAAAAGAAGGACTGTTTCCTAACCCTTGCATAGATGGATCTGTAACTGGGTGCATGACATGAGCCCACGGCAACTTGTTTGTAGGTAAGTCAATTAAATCTTCTGTATGAAATCCAAGACAACGAACACGAACACGCCCCAAAGCATCTGGATCATTACGATCTTCTACGACTCCAGTAAACCAGACAAAGCCATCAAGACCCATAAAATAATTTTCAGACATAGTTAGACTCCTTACTGTGTTATTTATAAGGAGTAACTATATCTTTTTTCGTATGGATGTTTTTAGATTTGGGTGTTCCTCATCTACTACCCAAACTGTTGTCAACACTTTAGGTTTAGGTTCAGTATATTTTTCTAGCTCGTAAATAACTTCTTCATCATTATCACTATCATTTTTTAATTGGGTAAGTACCTTTTTGGCATCAACTAACTTCAAATCTTTGTGAAGAACTTGCTTAGAGCAAACTCTATATTTGACCAGATTGATTCTCCTTTATTGGTTGGAGAAAGTATATATAAGTTTTAAAATGTTACCAAGTGATTTATGTGGAGCGAGTAGTAGGAATCGAACCCACTTCAACTGATTGGAAATCAGTAATAATACCATTATACTATACTCGCATTATTGTTTTATCTTTTCGTTATTAAAATTCTAGTAGTTCTTCAAGTCTATTGCGGCTGCACTCAAGGTGCTAGTCTACTTATCATAATATAATCTTTTCACATCTTACACGATACTTGTAACCATAAAGGTTATCGACTACTTTCATTTTAATACTTATCATCATACCACAAACAATTCCATCTGTCAAGGTCTGAACACTTATTATATACAGTCTTTACTCCATGAGCTGCAACCTCTATTGAAGACGGCATAGTGGTTATACAACCACTTAGAAAAACAACAGACAGTAAGAGTAGTAATGTTACATAATAATAACTACAACTCTTTCTAAAATCTTTTCTATTCGGTGGATTCTGTTTCTTCAATATGTCCTCCATACTTAAATTCTTTTGCGGCTGCATCATCAATCTGTTGCATTACATCTTCAGTAAAATATTCAGTCGGATTATTAATAATAGTTTTACCGAACTGAGTCTTACCATCAGGCAATTGTATTCTTGTAGATACTTGTTTAAAGATATCATACTTGACTGCAAGTTCTAATAGTCCATAATATCGATCAAGTCCATTCTCATAAGACAAACGAACATCAACCATTTTATTCTCTATAGTCAATCTCGACTTATGATTCTTACAATGCACAATGTTACCAATAACTTCTGTACCATCTTTCTCTTTCTTCTTAGATAAAAAGATAATAGAAGAAGCTGCATACTTCAATCCAGAACCACCACCCATTTCTTTTGTGGGAAACATACTTCCCATAGAGTCATATGTGTGATTAGTCACAACCATAGGAACACCACAACGACCTAGTTTCAAAGTCAGTACTCTAAACGCAGCCTTCAACACTTGCGCTCTTGTCATATCTCTTGTTTCTTTTCCATCAGATGTATCTTCAACTTCTTTCGTAGTTGATAACATACCTAAACTATCAAGACACATCATCATAGGGCGTCTGTCTTCTACTTTCTTTGCAAGGTAACTATCTAACACTTTAATTGCCTGTGTACGAAACTCTTGTACAGTAGTGACTGGTATCATAACCATTCTAGAGGGGTCTATACCTCTATCAATTACCATTTGTTTCGTAATCGCACTTTCACTTTCAAAGTACAAACAACCAGCCTCTGGATTGGAGTCAAGAAAACTCTTAACCATACCCATGACAAAGAACGTCTTTCCAGTTGCAGACTCACCAGCAATTGCAGTAATCTTATTAGATGGTAATCCACCATGAATAGAACCACTCAATAATGCATTAAAGATGTACGAACCAGTATCAATGAACCCACCGACATCTGCTCCCTCTACACCATCACTCACTAGAGCTGCATACTCATTACCAGTTTGTTTTATTATATCTTTAAAAAAATCATTCACTATAGTCACTCCTTGTATTCTTACATGAA